TCTCTAAATCCTTTATGGAGCCGAATTCCTGTACGTGCATCACCTACCAATCTCACATCAATATCAGACAACATATTACTTGTATTGGCAGTACCCCTAATAACAATTATTGATATTCCACTTTCTTGTTTTACCTCAAACGCAACTTCATCCTTTTGATCACCTCCACTATCGTAAATCGTTTTACAATACTCTGCGTGTTCAATAAGCGAGGTTAGTGAAACTGGTAAATTTGATTTATCACCACTACCCAAATCATGATGTGTTTTATCGTCTTTGTTGTGCTTTGCACAACTATTGAGAATCAGGCTTATCGCCATTCCCATTAGTAATTTCTTTATGTTTATTCCAAGATGTCGCACCTAATATTGCTCCAAAACTCAAATGTAGCATAGCACCCCCTTGTAATGTAAGAGGAATCCATCTACTAGTGTTCATTTTTACTTCATCACTCATCATTGTCATGCCTATGTTCCACATCAAAGGAGCAATAAAAAAGTCTACTACACAGAGAATCAGATAAACTACTGCTGCCCAATCTCTCCAATGTTCATGTATTGTTTTATTCATTATATTCCTCTACATACTGAAGAAGCTTGACACAACAAATATTTCATTCCATCCAAAGTAAAATTCAATTCACCTATGATTACATCAAGTATATTTGATGCATCACCTAAAACAACATCTCCGAAAGGACCCTGCAAAACAAATATTACAATTGCACTCATCATTCCTAAAAGAAAACTCATATATGACCACTTGAGGAATCTATATTTTCTAAGTGCAAGAACTTTACCTTGTCCATATATGTCACCGGCCATGGCATCATATACAGAATCATCGGTCATTAAAGTTTCTGCATAATCTTCCTTATATTCTTCTATTGGAAGATGTGCAAAGTGTCCGAAAAACAAAGGATTGAATAGTGGAGATTTTCTATCTATATCTCCTGTTCCATCTTTTGGATAATCTGTTTTTGGTATGATTGCAAATATTGCAAAGAGTAGTGCAAAAAAACAACCAAATGCAAATGTTAGAAGTGGCCATTTTACCAACTCATTATCAAGGTTTGCAATCGCAATAGAAAACACAACAGATGCAACTGTAATCATGATATTGGCTTTTGCATCTGCCATCAAGTTCAATCTCATTTGATTGCCATGATTGACTCGCAGAATATTATCTACTGCTGTTCTATCTTCTGGTACTTTTGAAAATTGATTAATTTTATCCACACTACACCTCCTACTTCAATGGTGGTGCATATAATAATCCTCCATGATTGTATAATCGATTTAATCCACGTTGTAATCCTATTGGGGTATCTGGCCCCACATTACGTTCATATATTTCTTTATAATTTCCTACTTGTTTAATAATATCATACGACCAAGTTTCACTCAGTCCAAGTTTAGCTCCAAGATGTGGATGATCTTCTCCATTTTTCTCACCCATAAATCGTTGAATGTTTGGGTCTATATGATTCTTAAAACTATCAATGTTCTTTGAATTTATACCCATTTCTTCCGCAATGAAAAGAACATATATTGTCCATCGAACAACATCTGACCATTTCTGATCTCCATACTTAACAACTGGCCCTAAAGGTTCCTTTGAGATAATCTCTGGAAGTATCATGTGACGGGCAGGGTCATCAAAACTTAATCTATTCGATGCAAGACCAGACCTATCCGTACCATACATATCACAGTCACCCCTTTTGTATACGTTCTTTGTTTTTTCGTTAGGGGGTACTGCGACAGGGATATAGTTTATTCCATGTAACTCAAAAAAGTCTGCAATGTTCTTTGCCGCCGTACCACTACCACTAAAACATATCCTTGCGCCTTCCATCTGTTTTGCGGATGATACTCCAAGAGTTTTCCTTACAATGAATCCCTGACCATCGTAATAGGTTGTAGGTAGAAATTCCAGTTTCTTTGCGACATTCCTTGTATAAGTAAATGTCGTTGCAGCAGAAAGAATATCTATAGTACCATCTATCAAAAATTCAAATCGTGTCTTTCCATTGACTATAGTAAATTCGATTGCATCTGCATCACCGAATACTGCAGCTGCGACTGCACGACATATATCAACATCAAAACCTTCCCACCTATCACCATCTTCATTATTCCATATTTCCTGTGAGAAGCCGGGAAACTCATCATTGGTTCCACAAATGACATTTCCTCTTTCTATTACACGATCAAATGTTGAACTATACGTTGGGATATATTCTGATTTTGGTGCACCAACTCCAAGTTTTTCTTTCATTGGGTCTTGTCCCTCAGCAGGAGACAATGCCATCATCCAAAATACCCAAATTAAAGATACAACAAGTTTACCTACCATTATCATTGCAATGCCCGATATACTTCTAACAATTCTTCATCTGCGATCGGGGCAGTCATAGTATAATATCTCTGGTGGCCAACCGACATGAATGCTTTAATGTCAGAAAAACTTGGATATTTCATTAAGAGATTATGAAGAAGATAATCTGGACTCAAGTGGCACGATGCACATTGATTATCCTTTGCAAATACTCTGGTTGATTTCTTAAATCGTTCAGATTGAACTAATACAGAGTTGAGGTCTTTTTCCATCCATGTAACTTTTTCTTCTATATCTGGAATAACCAAAAAGGTTAAGTATATAAGAAGTGCAATAATAACATAGATAAATGATTTACTCGCAACTATTTGATCTTTAGCAGAAAGTTCCATTTGTTGAACTTCTTCAACTTTTTTATCTATTTCTTCAATATCATGTTGTAATATTTTTTCATCTTTACCATTTGCAATTTTTTTATCAGCCATAATTACCTCACTTCTTTCCTGCTTCGTTTAACTTCTTGGTGATTTGCTGTTGAAACCATTTGAGAACAATCGGTATGCTCACATTAGATGTCAATCCAAAAAGATAACCGATGGGATACCGATAACTTTCATAGGCTGCAAGTTGTGGAACATTTGTAAATACAATAGAAATCAACAAATATCCAGTTGCTGACATTCCCATATTGATAATTAAATCAAGTAAAATCAACCATGCATGGCCGCTATACTTATCCTTATTATCCTGTCTGTAATTAAACAGAAATATCCAAAAAGATGAAAAGAGGACTAACCCCAGCATCATCAATTCAGAAGTATTAAATATATCAATCATTTTGTTTTGTCTCTCTTTTGACCAATTTTAATAAGTCAGCAGTACTACCAACGAATAATGCATTAGTCACGTTTTGTGCTTTTGTGACCTCCTGTCGTTCTCCATCATCTTCTATAATTTGTTTTTTGCGATGAAGTTCCATTAATTTTTCTTGTGTATCAGTCATATTTTTTAGAAGTTGACCAAACACTTCAAACGCTCTTGGTGATTCTTCTGCTTTCGCAATCTCCAAAAGTTCATCCATGGCATCTCTACCACGTTCTATAATATGATACATATTCTCACGAGCATATCGAAAATCTGTATCTTTTTCTTCCCCATCTATTGTGGCAGGGAGAACTTCTGAAGTATTTAAAACCTCAGCCTCTGTGTAATATTCTTTATTATGTTCAACAAGTTCAAGATGTTTTTCAATCCTGTTCTCGACCACTTTATCAACATTTTTCATTAACTATCTGTTTCTGCTACTGGATCGTATGTTTTCCCTTGTGGAAAGAACTCAAAAGTTTCACTAAATCCAAAATCTTCATCTGTTAGAGCGCCAGTAGATGTTGGTTCAACAGTTGTTCTACTAACTGTTTGTCCAGCAGAAGAAGCGTCTTCTGATACTTCCGACAACATTCGTATTCGTGTTGCATCATCTATTTCATGTTTATCTAAAATCATATAATTTCTTGCATAAGGAGTACTATCCTCTGCAACAATATATATCGGATCTGCAGCGGTAGCCGCAGACATAAGGTGTGTATCTACAACCGAAGAAGTAATAATTTTTGCATTATCTGTAACAGATGGATATAAAAATCCTTTCATCAAAAAAGATAATGTCCAAATAATAGACCGTCTAGATGCAAAATCACCCTCATAACTATCTTCACTTGTAACAGAATTCAATACCAAAGGAATGTCCATTTTAACAGTCATGCCAGAAATCAAAGTCATTGTTACTGTAAAATCTGGTGTAAAGAATGGAAGAATTTGTTCTAAAATTTGTGTTCCGTCTTCTGCATTTTTTACAAACACATAAAGAG